TTACTACTTCGGGTAATTTAACACTTGGTGGGACACTAGCAGTTCCAATAGGAAATATTACAGCAACTGGAACAGCTAGTGGTACAACTTATCTACGTGGTGATGGTTCATGGGCTACAGTTACGAGTGGAACAACACTTCCATCACAGACTGGAAACAGTGGAAAAGTATTAACTACAGATGGATCTAGTTTAAGTTGGGCTACTAATGGCAGTGGAACAGTAACATCAGTAGGTGGTACTGGCACTGTTGCTGGATTAACATTAACAGGTACTGTTACTACTTCGGGTAGTTTAACACTTGGTGGAGCATTAGCAGTTCCGATAGGAAATATCACAGCAACTGGATCGGCAAGTAGTACAACTTATCTACGTGGTGACGGATCATGGGCTACTCCAGCAGGCGGTAGTGGATTATCAAGCAGAACAACAGCCGCTGCTACTACTGCTAGTCTAGCAGATCAAGCTAGTGGAAGCATTTCTATAACTGGATTTAAAGGATACGGATTATATAAGATACAAGTATCCGCAGCAGCATGGGTTGTTATATACGATAGTACCGCATCAAGGACAGCAGATGCTAGCCGTGATCAAAATACAGATCCACTACCTGGTAGTGGAGTTATAGCAGAGGCTATAACAACAGGAGCACAAACTATAAAGATAAATCCAGGAACTATAGGGTTTAGTGACGAATCACCAGCAACTACTGCAATACCGATAAAAGTAACAAATCTAAGTGGAAGTACTACAACAATTACAGTTACATTAACTCTAGTATGCTTGGAGGTCTAATATGGATGATAATAATAATCAATGGCCACATAAAAAAATTGTTATAGTTGGTGATGAAACAAATTATAGAAACGAGTATATTATTACCTTGAAAAGATATGAAGATTTAACAGTTTTTTATGACGAGATGGATTCTGAAAGTCTATTATTAAATAGAAAAATAACGTGTACTGCTAAAAGACCTTTAAGTAGAAGCACCCAATATTTACTATCATCTAACGAGGCTAAATTTTTAAAATCAGATTCTAGGATAGAATCAATAGAATTGCATCCTCGACATACAGGAATAAAAGCAGATCTATTTTCTACAAAAAAACAATCTTCTACGAATTGGAATAAAGGTGTAGCAACGTATTCGGAACATTTAAATTGGGGATTATTAAGATGTTATGAAGGACAAGCAAGATCAGATTGGCCAATCTCCGGATACACTCCATCTTACGATGCTACTGGTACTATAGAATTAGCCCAAACAGGAAAGAATGTTGATGTTCTTATGATTGATGGAGGTGACCCTCTTCCATATCATCCTGAATATGCAGTAAATGCGGACGGTACTGGTGGGCCTCGCATGACGCAAATTGATTGGTATACCCTATATGATCCAATAGTCAAAGGTATACCTGCGGTATCGGCATATACATATAATGAGGATTCTCACGCCACACATACATCAGGAACAGTTGCAGGAAATACACAGGGATGGGCCAGAGACGCAAATATATATAATATAAAATTTTATGCTGGTGGTGAGTTATCTACAACAGATAGTGAAGCATACTCTTATTGTGTAGATTATGCAAGAGCATTCCATGCAAACAAACCAATCAATCCTGATACAGGAAGAAAAAATCCAACTATATGTAATAACAGTTGGGGATTATCTTTATTTCCAACTGAGTATTCTTTTGATGATATTACTGCTGTAACTTATAGGGGAGTAAGACACGAATTAACGGGTCCTGAACAATATAAAGGAATGTATGGAGTATATACTCTATGGGATGAAAAAATTTCTGGATTAGTTGGATATGAAAATATTGGAAATAGAATAGATACGTTAACAAGCGATCCTGGATACATTATATCAGCAACTGCTTCGGACTCTATGCAATGGACAACTAGTGCATCTAGTCGAAAGCTGTCTCGTCCTTTTACAAATCTTTTTTATGATTATGATATACATTATAATTTAGATTATAATCCTAATTTTTTCTCATCAAAGATAAGTCATATTACTCAAGAAATAGTAGTAAAAGGTCCTGCATATGTATATCCTAGCATAAATTCATATTCTAGAGCTGGTAGTGTACGTATAACTTTAAGACTTTATATAACAAATAACAATGGCGATATCGGGTTTGATTATAATACAGTAGGTATTGTAAATCCTGCTAGTGGAACAAGTTTTATTCAGATAGATTTTAATGTGCCAATCTATCTTCCAGAAAGTATAAATTATCACATACATATTGATAGTAATAATCCATCTGAATATATAGAGTATTCTGCTAATATAGATTTTTTATACATGAAGGTAAAATCATGCACAGTCAACCAGATAACAAATGTTTTATTAGGTCCTGCATCTCTTACAGTATCAACTACACCAGATTATTCATCTCTCTATAAGTCTAACGATACGCCGAATGATGATGGTTATTGGGCTTTAGATTTACCATTTAATGTAGATTTTTTTGATGATACAGTTAATAAGGTATATGTATCTACTAATGGATACATATCTTTCTTGGATGGAAGTGATTTTTATGACAATAGTGATACTAATACTAGTCATATAAATGTACCAAAAATTTGTTTCGCAGCAGGAGATAATACAACACAAAGAATTTATTATGGAACTGAAGGTACCTCACCAAATAGAACATTTAGGATAAGGATTGAGGCCACTCCAAATCCTTTCGGTGGAACAACTGTAGGTAATCCTGGAATTCTATGTGAGTATACATTTTATGAAAATGCTCCCAAACGAATAGATTTACAGACAGGCATAAACAATAAAAAATATAAAAGTGGTAGATTTACAGATCAGGAATTAAATAGTTGGGGTATATATACTGGTCAACGAATACCTCAACGACTTGCAAGTCTCGATGCCGACTTAAAGGACGCAATAGCAGATGGTATTATATTTGTTGCAGCAGCAGGAAATGGTAATTGGTATCACGACATTCCTAGTGGACCTGATTGGAATAATACATTCGAAATGGCATGGAGAACTGGATTAACTTATTATTATCATAGAGGAACTAGTCCAACTGCCAATGATTCTGATATACCTAATATCACTGTAGGTTCTATAAATATGACAACAAATGACGATATAAAAGCTTCATATAGTGACTATGGTCCTGGTGTTGATATATGGGCACCCGGATCGTATATTATTAGTAGTGTAAGAAATGAGAATTATGGAGTTAGCGACCCAAGAGGAATAGGATATCAATTTCAAAGATATCAATTTATGAAAGTTTCCGGAACTAGTATGGCAAGCCCACAAGTGTGCGGAGTATTAGCATGTGCCTTAGAAGTATATCCAGATATGGACCAAACTAAGGCTAAGGATTATATTATTAAAACAAGTAAATTAGGGCAAGTTAGTGGACTTCCATCTGGACCAAATCGTTTCCTCTATTACAAGAGAGAAAGAGAATTAACCGGTAACTCATTTCCAAAAACAACCTTTAAAGCAAGACCAACTAGTGGCGCAACTTATCCACGACATAGGATTAAACGCAGGAAATAATTAGTACCCTATATACGATAAATATCGTATAGGGGTACTTCGATAATGTCAAAACCTGTTTGGTCAATAACACAATCATCAAATACTAGTTTAGGAACTTTCATTGAACGAAAGACACTCGGAGTAGGTGATATTCCACTTATAAGTCTACAAGTCACTGATCCAGAAAATGTTGATAATATACAGACTAATCAATTTAAAGACAACGTAGAAACATATGGCAAACTAAACGAAGTCTATATAAAAAGCAATGGACTTGCTAGAGAACCATATTATCTAGAAAAAAGACCTGGAGCAGAACTCACTTACGGAAAATATAAACCCGCGGCACAATCATATGTTTTTAAATTTCCCACATTACGCCCGCCATTAACAAAAAATGATAGACTCGTATCTACATTTGGGGATGTTGGAGTAGCCATAGACGGAGTTCCTTTCCGTAGTCCTAATTCAGGTATAGTTAATGTATTAAACGGAACAGGATACACAGAGAATAAAGTTATATTCCGTGTACAGGGATACTTTACTGACGGTTCTGGAATAATTGATCAAGATGGAAAATATTATTATCATTCTGATCCAACACGTATGTATACAAAGAACCCAGCACAGCATAGCCCAATCCTAGGATTTGCTTTCGACGGGTTACCTATATATGGCCCATTTGGATATAGCAATCCATTAGATGTAAACAGTGGGATACGAGTTATAACATCAAGTTATCGTACTAAAGAATCTAATAGATCAAATACATCAATGCCCGACGGATCATATATAGAGGATTTTGAATATGTGCAAGGTCTAGGAGATCTGGATCAATATAATACTCGATTCTGTAAAACTCCAGAATACCCAAATGGTATACAAGCATACTTCGTTACTGTAGATCCACTAGATCTTAATCTTCCTAGATACCCATATGTTGTAGGACCATATTATTGGGGAGTACCTATACTACCAAACGATAATTTTACTTGGCCCGGAAAAATTGACGTTTCACTTATATCAGGGAAACTACCTGGTGGTCTTAGAATAGAGGATTTAAATATAGTCGGAACACCGTTTGCTGTAGTTGGAGCAGTTACTTATAGGTTCGTATTACGTGCTAAGAATCTAGATGGGCTAAGTGATCGAACATTTACAATTAAGATAGCCAGCGAAAATCAATCAATAACTTGGGCAACTCCTACTGGGCTTGTTCCAGTCGGAACTAATAATCAATATTACATTTTAGATAATTCTCCTATTGATTTCCAACTAGATGCGATTGATCCCGATCTTCCTAACGGAAAATATCTAGATTATCATATACCTCCAAATGGTGGAGAACTACCTGGAGGTATTAGCCTATCAAAAACGGGTAAACTTTCTGGATTTACAGCCCCTATATTATCATTAGGTCCAGATGGTACTCTCGGAAAATATGATGCTAATATCTATGATAGTGTTCTTTACGATTATGGTTTAAGACCATTAAGTGGATATGATAGTTTTTATTATGATAATCAGACTTATGATTATTCAATTGGAAACAGAGCACCTAAAAAGTTAAATCGATATTATCAATTTAAAGTTAGAGCAAGCGATGGTATTAGATATGTTGATAGGATCTTCAAGATATATGTAGTAGGAGATGATTACTTCCGAGCAGATAATACGATATTAGGGGTAGGTACCAATACATTTACAGCAGACAATACATATATAAGAAAACCAATATGGATTACCTCAAAATATATTGGCAGATTGAGAGCTAATAATTACATAACTATTATCCTAGATGTTTATGATAGTGCTACCGTAGAAGGAAGCATTGGTTATCTTCTAGCACCAGTTAATGACGAAGCTGTAGCTAAAAAGGTTACATGGAACCCAAGTGGATCAGATAAAGTTAATTCATTAGAATTAACTGTTAATCCCACTGATCTTACTGGCATTATTGAACCAGGATACTATGTTGATGCAGTTGGTATTCCTAAAGATGCACGAGTGCTCACTTGGGTTCCAGCAACAGGTAAATTAACTATACATTGGTCAGTTGCTATAACTGTCTCAATAGGCATTAATCAGATAGTAAGAATTGGTACTCAGAGTATATTACCACCTAACATGGTATTAGATCAATTAAGTGGCGAAGTATATGGATCAGTACCATATCAACCTGCTATTACTAAAACTTATAAATTTACAGTTAATGCATTTCGTTATAATTACGATCCTACGATCCCAAATGAATTTAGTTTAAGAACTTTCACAGTTGATGTAATTGGAGAAATAGATAGTGTAATACGATTTACAACAACAGGAGATTTAGGATTTATTAATGCTAACTTTATTAGTAATCTAAGTGTCAATGCAGTTACTAATGTTAAAGGTGCTGTACTAAGTTATAGTTTAAAGAGTGGAAAATTACCACCAGGATTAAAACTAATCAACGATGGAACTATACAAGGTAAAGTTAATCAGTATTCTAAAAATGAAAGAAACAAACTAATTACATTTGATAAAAATACAACAAGATTTGACACTTATACAACAGTATTTGACGCGACTAATAAATTTGTCCTAGATGAGAAACCAGGATTGATTACATTTGATAATAATACTATGACTATAGATGGTCTTACTACTACATTTGATAGGAAATATACTTTTACTATCGAATCTAGAGATCAATTTAATGAATCGGCTACGACTAAAACATTTAAATTAGTTATTAATACTCCGAATAATAAACTCTATAGCAATATACATGTTAAGCCATTCCTGCGATCTGAAACAAGAATGAAATTTAACGATTTCTTTAACAATTCTACAATATTTGAGTCAAATAAAATTTATAGACAGAGTGATCCAGAATTTGGAATACAGAACGAATTTAAAATGTTATTCTATCCAGGGATCGAAACGAAGTCAATTGCGAGTTATGTTTCTGCATTTGGAAGATCATCTAGGAAAAGATTCCGAATTGGAAATCTAAAAACAGCAATAGCTAAAAATCCAGGAACAAATGATGTAGTATATGAAGTTGTTTATCTAGAAATCATTGATAATTTAGAAAATGAGAACGGATCAATCTCTGAATACATTAATACATTTAGACTAAATCATCCTATTAGTATTAATCAAGGTAGCAGAAACAAGTTAGATAATGATATTAATTCTATGACAATAGATGCATTATCAAGTATATTAATACAAGATAAAGTAATGACTGCTGACTTTGATGGACAATTTGTTAGTGATTTAAATAAGTCAACTATATTTGGTAACAGTACAACTAATATACGGAAGAAGATCGCATCTGTTGGAGATACTGAAAGAAATTATCTACCACTATGGATGAGGACACCACAATCATTTAGTGGTGTTGAACAGGGATTTACAAAGGCAGTTCCAATCTGTTATTGTATTCCAGGATATGCTAACGAAATTATATTAAATATTAAAAATTCAACCATTGATTTTAAACGTATAGATTATACAGTTGATCGAGTCATAATAGATAGTGTGGTCGGTGAAACTGGTGATAAATACATTACATTTCCAGTAAGAGAGGTTATAAATGACTAGTAGTATAGATAACACAAGCATTGACGACACTTACCCAATCGCAGGTAAGGATAACGATAGTCAGGGATTTAGAGATAATTTCCAAACTATTAAAAATAACTTTACTGCTGCTAAAAATGAGATAACAGCCTTACAAAACGATACAGCAAAGAAAAATGTTAACAATATTTTTCTATGGAATCAGATATCTCAAGTTAAATTAGCCAACTATGGAGAAACTCTATATAATGGAAACAATGTCGGAAGTGGTACTGACTTAACGCTTGCAGTTCCATTTACAAACGGATCTATACAGAAGTTCCAACTTGCAGGTAATGTGACTTTTAATATTACAGAGTTTCCCGCAGACGGCATTGGTGCTAGATTGAGAATCCATCTTACTGGTAATGGGGATCCTCATGCAGCAACATTTACTGTCCCTGGTCCAGGATCTATCAAGATGAATCCAACGACTAGAGCATTATTTCCTAGTGTAGTATGTACTGCTACAACAGCATCAACTGATTATATTACCTGCACTGGAGCAAATACTCTTACTGAAAATATGCCAATCGTATTCTCAGGTACTCCCGGTGGTGGAATAGTAGCAGGTACTATATATTTTGTTAAAGTAATAAACAGTTCAACACAGTTTTCTATCTCAGAAAGTATAGTATCAGGAGCGGCAGGACCCGTAAAACAACTCACTGATACTACAGGATTAACTATGACTGGAACTATGAAGATTGGAGTTACTCATAGTAGTAATCCTATGGTCTTTGATTTTTGGACATATGATGACGGTGCAACTGTGTTTATGGACTATTTAGGTACCTTTAGTTAATGCATCCATTAAGCCCAAGTCTTACTGGACTTTCAGATCAAGAATTAGATAAGAAAGTCCAGGAACTTACGGAAAGATATTATCAATCATTACGATTTTCTCCTAGCATTGCTAGTCAAATTGTGCTACTATTAGATAGTTATAATAGTGAAAAGCAAACGAGAGCCCTTGAAAAAAGCAAGAAGGCTGCTGAAAATGGAGATAATGATCTAAATGGCCTCATCAAAATCAACTAGAAACCTTCCCCACAAGTGGGTAACAAACGTAACCAGCATGGTGTTTGTTGATAACATAATCCTAACTAATCGATATAATTTTGAAATTGGATTCTTTAGCATCAATCCAAATCCTGTGCTAAACGATATTGGACTTGATCAAGTTGATATGTTCTTTAGCATGTTAATGTCAAACGCTATTATCGTTGATCGAAAGGATTATGCTGAATCTCTAATCATAAACGATTTAAAAAATAATAAGATAATGGTTCCGGGTACGGGAAACGATCAAGTAGTTGGAAGTTTAGTATTTCTCAAACTATTAAATATAGTTGGAGAAAATCTTGATCTAGATTATGTTGCTATTACTAGTGAACTAGGAAAAGATATATGCTATACTATTACTGCTGACTCTTTAGAGATAGAAGCACTAATTCCAAAAAAAGCGGATTGGTGGGGAGATGATAAAGTTAAGCATCAACCTTGGTGGAATAGACCAGACTCTGCTACTTACGATGTCCTAACTGATGGTAAGATCTATGAAGGCGACTTTGAATGGAAAGAAATCTTTAAGGACGAGTATGAGGAAGCCAAGGAATATAATAAGCCAGCGTTGGCTAAGGGTAAAGTGTTTAAACTAATACCCGGCGGGAAAGATGTACACTGATCAACTAGGTCGTATCTCGTTCACGAGCAAAGACATCATAGAAGAGATTTATCGGGGAAATCTTGGTAAGATCGATCTAGCTAAAGTTAGGATTGACGAGGAATATCTACAATATGTGGAATTCGTCCGAGAGAATGCTTTAGACGATTGGCCAATTCCTCTGCCTGAGGATACAGAAGAAATAGATATTGAGAAGTTTGATTGTCTGAACCAACATAGTTGGCTAATGCCCTTGGGATATAAAAAGATTTCCACCGGGCCGTATCTGTTAAATCTCTGTTCAACGGTAGAGGAAGAAGCTAGGGTCCGCATGGAATTAGAACTGTTTGAAAAACACGACATGATAGATCTATTGCGTTTCCTGATCTTTTTAGTTGACACGCTTAGGTCAAATAATATACTATGGGGTGTAGGTAGGGGATCTAGTGTTGCTAGTTATTGCCTGTATCTTTTAGGAGTACACAAGATCGATTCACTTAAATATCAATTAGATATAAATGAATTTTTGAGATAGGAGAATGAAAATGGCAATACGTAAGCAATATAGAAGTATGCAAGGTAAGGTAGTTGATCTAGATCAATTAGTAGCTAGGAACGAACTTGTTCCAGCTATTGGAAACATTCCAGTTAATGCTCGAGGTGACGAATTAGGACCAGGTGGAACTATCATCCGTAAGCGTGAAGATATCGTGAGTGAGTACTACGAGAGAAATACTAACTTTACACCGATCGAAAACACTGTAAGAAAGATAGCAGAAGTTCCTGCTCCACAGCAGATTGTTAATGTGGATCCGATTCCTGCTCCTATGCCTACAACTGTTATTACTAAAGCAGTAAAAACCGAACAACCAACGGAGTAAGAAATGATTACCAAGGGTAAGTTGATACCGATCCGTGATCACGTGATCGTAGAAGAGATGGAATTTGGCGAACAGATCAGTAAGGGCGGAATCATCATCCAGAGTGATGATGGTAAGACTATGGGCGTTAAGCCACGCTGGGGTAAAGTATATGCTGTTGGCGAAAAGAACAAGGATGTTAATGTCGGGGACTGGGTATTAATTGAACACGGTCGTTGGACCCGAGGTATGAACGTCGAAGATGAAACTGGTAAGATGAGAGTCTTGCGTAGGGTTGATAAAGATGCTATCATGATCACTAGTCATAATAAGCCAGGAGATGTATATGTCACAGCGGATTGATCTTAATCGTTATACAGAATTCGTTAGTGTAGTTACAAGTGCCGAATCGAACGACACTGAAGCACTAATCAATCGTATGCGTGAACTAGACAAAGACACTAATGTAGCCCTATTAACAACTGCTGCTATCGGACTTGCTAGCGAAGGCGGCGAGTTTAACGAGATCGTTAAGAAGATGCTATTCCAGGGCAAACCTTTTAACCAAGACAATCGATTCCACCTAATGCGTGAGCTTGGAGATATCATATGGTACTGGACTAATGCTTGTCGAGCATTAGGTTACGATCCAAATGAAGTCGTTGCTGAAAATGTGCGGAAGTTAGAGTCACGTTACCCAGGTGGTACATTTAATTCTTGGTATAGTGAGAATCGTATGGACGGTGATATATGAAGTTCAGTAATGCTAGTTCTGGTATAGGCACTGCTGGACTAACTGGCATTGTTCTTATGGCGTTTCATATAACTGATCATCTAACAGGATGGTACTGGCCGTTCCTTTATATATTTCTAATATTAGCAGGTATGGGACAGGAAAATAGGAAATGAGCGGACCGTATGTATCAGCAACAGTAACACCTAGATATTTCAATACCAAAGAAGCACCTGATGTTTATAACAAGGAAACTAAAAAGATGAATTTTCTAACACGTTGGTTTGATCGGATGTGTAGAGAGTCTTGGGAACGTGCCCAAAACATGCCTTCTAATCCAGTTCGCAATAACTTAGTCCTAACTGAAGATCCTGGAATTAATTCAATTGACGGATTACAAATCCGCCTTTACGGTGCCACGGGTGGACAGATAGTAGAATTCCGCAAATATGATAGACATAAAGATCGGACTGACTGTAAACTATACGTTATAAATGCTGAACAAAACTTTAGTGAAGAACTTGCTAAGATCGTGAGCCTGGAGATGCTACGTTGATTAAATTAACTAATCTAGCGATAGAACATAGAGGCAATCCTCTATATATTAACTCCGATTGGATTGTTGCGGTATTTCCATTCTCCAATGATGAGGGAGGGAGTTTAAGAACTGTAGTATATGGTGGTCCAACTGGAACATCATGGGAAGTAGAAGAAAGCCCTGAAGAGATACAACAACTAATAAGAGCATCAAAATGAAATACCTTTGGGTAGAAAAATATCGTCCTACAACTATCAATGAATATGTCTTTCGTGACGATGTACAGAAGCAGCAGATTGAAAGTTGGATTAAGCAGCAAGAAATCCCCCATCTACTATTCAGTGGATCTGCTGGTATCGGTAAGACGACGCTTGCTAAGATACTCTGTAATGAACTAGATATCAACGAATATGATATCATGTTCTCAAACGGATCTAAGGAAGGTCGTAAGATTGAATGGGTTGATAAGTTAATCTCGTTCTGTCAGACTATTCCGTTTGGTGCTTTCAAGGTTGTTATTATCGATGAGGCGGACTTTCTCAATCCCATGAGCGTACAACCCGCATTGCGTAATCTAATGGAAGACTATAGCAGCACAGTGCGATTCATCCTAACTTGTAACTATCCCCAGAAGATCATTCCAGCATTACATAGTCGCTGCCAGGGTTTCCATATTGAAACTGTTGATAAGGAAGAGTTTACAGCCCGTGTAGCAACCATCCTCATTAAGGAATCTATTGATCTCGATCTCGATACGCTGGACACTTATGTTAAGGC